TCTTTGAATTTTAAATACTTTTTGTTGTATTTACGCAACACTTTGATCTTGTGCAGGTTCATCAGACTGTTGTTTTTCTGCAACATCAGCTAATTGTGGCTCTGCAATAGATTTAACACCAGCGATGAGGTGAGCAGAGTGCATATAGGGTAATTTACCTAGCTCATTTAATAGCTCATTAATCTGTGCTACTGTAAATGCGATGACTTTTTGTTCGATGCTCATTTCTTCTTTCCTTTTGCTTTGGTTGCTGCGTTCTTCTCAGCGTAGGCGATTGCCACAGCTTGCTTTACTGGTTTACCAGCCTTTACTTCAGTCTTGATATTTTCTTTAAAAGCCTTTGGGCTTGCAGATTTCTTTAATGGCACAGTCTTTTCCTTTCGGGTTGTTGCCTTCTTCAAGGCGGGTTTTGCTTTAATTTCTGCTTTGCGTGGCTCAAAATCCTCAGTAACAGGAAAATGCCATTGATTAGATGGCTTGGGCTTTGGGCCTAAAACTTTACAAAGCCACTCTTTAAACTTTACAATCATCTCTATTCCCCTTAACAATTCCAATTTTTTAAACTAGCTTTAGCCCGTTCTGCTGGGCCTTTTGCTTTCTTTACTACGCCTTCCATTCTTGCACAAAATGATGCTTTACGACCCTTATCCTTCTCGGTCTTTGGGTTTGGTGCAGGAGCTTTCAGATTGCTGCCATTCTTAGCATTGTATTCAGCACGACCTTTAGCGGTCATTCCTGCGCCCTTATCGGTAGGGTTGTAGGTCTTGCCCTTACCGGTAGTCTTATGGGCGATAGGCTTATCGTGTTTGGTAGCCATTATTTTTTCTTCGCAGTCTTAGCAGAGTCAATAAATGCTTGCTTAGTAGGTGCGCCTTTAGCTCCTACTTTACGCATCTTTTCTACGGGTTTACCCTCTGCTTTTTCACGCTTGATGCGCTCTTGTTTAGCGTGGATGTTTGCATATAAGCCAGGTTTAGTTGCCATATTTACCCTTCTGTCCAGCAGATGTCCTGCCAGCTCATTAAAAGACACTTTTCACCATTATGGTTAATCGGTGTGAACTTAAGATACTCCTCTTTGGGATTGTCGTTCATAGTGCCAAAACGTACTCGTTGCCCTACGGCAATCGGCATAGCTTCACGTCTTTCGGATGACAATTTCTTGCCAGGCCCTACAGCAACAACAGTTCCCATGTTCTCAGCTTCTTTGTTATTAACAATTAATACAGAGCTTAAAACACGAACATCTGGTCGGACAATGATCTTATCCGCCAGAGGTCTAAATGATACAATTTCATCAGCCATTTCAATATTACCCTATTGCTTTGGTTATAAACCCTGTAGCCCTTTACCGAGAGCTATGGGGTTTAGCTTATTTGCAATCGTCTTGGTCGTGACCGACACGCTTATGGCTGTAGCACTCACGCTCACCCATATTGCCGTCATTCAATTCACCGAGCTTGCCTTCAAAGTTGCCAGCATGACTCATTGGGCGTGAACCCATAGAATCCATTTTGCCCATTGCAACACCGCCAACCAGCTTCATCTTACGCTCACCGCTCATGTCGGCTTTAGCTGCGCCAGCAGGGGCTTTTGCACCAGTTGTTGAAGGTACGCCCTTCATGCTATCCATAATTCCCATGATTTATCCTTTGAGATGGGGTTGATACACTACAAATAATAATACTATTTTACGATTTTTCAAGTAATTTTACTAGAGTTATTGCACCTTCTACATCTTGAATTCTAGCTACTGTTGAACCACGCCAATTTAACATAAACGCTTCTTGCGCTGCTGTAAATTTAGACTTATCAGATGCTTTTATTTCAACAAGTGCGGTCTTTTGGTTTTTACCCACCACAAGATCAGGGAATCCGCCAGCAACCCTTGACGTATCAAATACAGAACAGCCAAGCTCTCGTAGCGTCTTAACGATAAGCGAATGATTTGAATCAACCCTTTTAGCATAAGTCATTGAATTGTAATAAATTAGAGGTTAGTATCTAAACACTTTACACCAATAGGGGCAAAAATGTCAGGTTATTATCTTACGGATGAACAATGGATAGCAGAGTGGAAAGCAATAGGAAGCCCCGCAAGATTTGCAAAAAAACATAAATTAAACATTCGGGCAGTATATAACCGCAGAAGATCAATAGAAAGTCGCTTAGGCATTGAATTGCCTACTTTCAATGACGCAAGAATACCTATTAGCAAAGTAATGCAAGCAGAAGGTCATACTCGCAGAGGGTTTGATTTAGAACAAGGTAGAGTCATTGTTTTTAGCGATGCACACTTTTGGCCCGATATTACGACTACCGCTTATAAAGCCCTATTAGAATCAATTAAAGAATTCAAGCCTACAGCCATAATTTGTAATGGTGATGCTTTTGATGGGGCAGGAATTTCTCGCCACCCTCGAATGGACTTTGACAAGTTGCCATCAGTCAAAGAAGAACTTGAGGCTTGTCAACATTATTTAGGTGAAATTGAAAAGGTAAGCAAAGGTGCAAAACTATTCTGGCCCCTCGGGAATCACGATATGCGTTTTACTAGCAACGTGGTTAACTTTCTTCCTGCTTTTGAAGGTGTGCCTGGGACTTCTCTAAAAGAATATTTCCCTATGTGGCAACCTTGTTGGTCTGTTTGGATTAATGAGGACACTTGTATTAAGCATCGGTGGAAGGGTGGTTGGACTGGTGGTAGAAACAATGCTGTCAATTCAGGCGTAAACATGATTACAGGGCATACCCACGTTTTATCTAGCATCCCTTTCAACGATTACAACGGCACTCGCTATGGCGTTCAAACAGGCACTCTAAGCGACCCTAATGGCCCACAATTTAATTACACAGAAGATACACCTAAAGATTGGAATAGTGGCTTTGTAATGTTGACTTTTGAACGTAGCAAATTATTACAGCCTGAAATGGTACGAGTGTGGGGCGAGGATGAAGTTGAGTTTAGAGGCAAGATCCACTCAGTATGAAACTGACACCCGCAATCCTACGCAATCTTTATAGTGCAATGGTATGTTGCGAACCATATTGCAAATGGGATATGCCTTTACCAGAGCAAGTAAAGTTTATCGTTGATGCCGACCCTGAAGCTATGGGTACATACTTGCACGATGATGGAAATTGGGAACACATAGTCACAGTATCAGAGGCACGTTGTGGGCATCTTTATACTGTTATGACAACGCTATGCCATGAAATGATTCACATGAGCCGAGCCAACACAGTCACCCATGCGTGGACAAAACACGATGCGACATTTAAACGCAGAGCAAAACGAGTTGCTAACGAGTTAGGTTTTGATCCTTTGGAACTCTAACGAATTTTTTGTAATACCAATTCGAGCAGTTCTTCTTCTGTAGTAGCGTACTCTCGCTCAAAGCGTTTGCGACCCATTCCGTGAATACTGGTATTTGCTCCTCGATGGTGGTAGGGGCACAAGGGTATAACAGGGGCATCACCTCGTTTACCAGCTCGTCTAATGTGATGCAACTCCGCTGGAGTCCCTTCATTGCCTTGTTTGTAGCAGAGGATGCAGCCAAATCTCGCCAAGCGATCATAATGCTCTTTTTGAGCCTTAGTGGACACTGGTATTTGTATAGTTTTCTATGGCTTGTGCTGATTCTTTAATAGAGCTAACCAATGAATGCACTTCATCGTTCTTGTTTTTAATTAAAGCATCGTACAGATGGTGGATTGATGATTTAAGTTTAAGGATGTGTTCTGCATAGTCGTTCATTTAGTTATTCTTTCTAATTGTCTATTGTTAGCTTGTTCTGTACGCCAGGTTTCCCACCGCATTTCTGCTGCCCTGATCTGCCATTTTAATGCTTCTACTTGTTCTGTCGCTACTCCAATACCCTTACATAACTCTTGATATTCAGGGCTAGAGTATGCCTCTCGCTCTTGCGCTCCTAGTGACTGTTCACTAGATTGTTTCATCTTAATGGCTCTAAGGCTGTGCTTGTATGACTCTAGCTCTGCTAATTGACCTTTTGCCTTTGCCAGCTCTGGAGCGTTTTTGTAAATAAACTCGATAGCTTTGTTTGGATCGTATTCAATATTCATTTAAGAGCCATCCATAAACCAACTTGTGCAAAAGAATAACCCAGCCAAATCATGGCATTTGGTATAGAACCCTTGCGTAATTGCAATATACCGACCATCAAATATCCAAGCCCTGTTGTTGCGATAATGGTTTTTTCCAACATTTGTATTCCCCCCTATTTCCTAATTGATACTGAATAGCATAGTCTTGCAATAATACTTGAGGCAATTTCTTGCTCGATAAGTATTGTCTAAACTTTGCTAATCCCCATTCATACCGCCATTTACAAAGCTGCCTGACGGCTGATTTGTGCCGAAATTCGTTGTCGTAATTGGTAGAATGATTCTCCAGCATAAGGCGTTATTCCTAATTCTCTTGCTTTAGCTAGAGTTAAATCATCAGATGAGAACCACGGCAACTGTGGTTTTTTTACATTAGTTTCTGTTAGATCAATTTCATCTTCCCAGCGCCCTTGATTTAGCCAGGTGGCGGGATGAGGAATAAACTCTTTTGAAGTTTCTTTTAGCTTCCAATATTTTAAATGATTTGATATGGCATCAAGAGCTTCTTTTTGCTCTAACTCGCTTAACCGATTCCAACTTGACTGCGCTGTTCTTTTTGCTACTTTTCTTGGATATAGTGTCCAAAACGCTTGAAACATGAAACATCTCCCCGTTACGTTCCATCATTATAGCTTCTACCAAAGTGCAAGTCATTCCTTGCTGGACAAGAAAATGCAAGCCTTCCCTGTCGTAATGCACATGGACTTCGGCTGATCCATCTTTGTTTTCTTTAATTTTCTTAATTAAAATTTCCATTAATGTTTGCCTTCAAAAGCAGCAGGCCCAAGCGCATGAATAAGTTGTTTATTAGCTTCTAGCTCACGCCTAGCAAATAAAAGTTGTTCTCGCAATGATTTAATTTCCATGTCTGCTACTCGTAACATATCAATGAGCATAGACTCCCGTGTTTGAGTGTCAGCGTTGACAAACTCTTTAGCATTTACCATATCTTCAATCATAGTTCCCCCTAGTTATTATACAAAACCACTTAAAGTATATATAAAACCTTCCTTGCCCTTCTGGTGAGCGAACCTAGCCTACCTAAGTTCGCCTTCAATTCTGCCCATCTGGAGCCACAGAACCCGCCAGTCGTTCGATGCACAGGCACTAGCTTCGCCACCTGTATTGCGCTATTTCAGCATCTTCCCTCTAGTAACGCTACTTCCCTTTGATCGCTACGATGTCGTTAGAGCCGCCAATCAAAGAAATTACATCTTACAACAATTTTAAGACTTTGCAATATCCTGCTCTGCCATATAACAAAAAATACTACATTCAATATCAGGTTCTTTAGGGTAATTGCCATCGGTAGGCTTTAGTTCATCCAAATACCTGTCTTTAAATACAGTTTGTTTTTTAAATCTTTCTAGCTTTGCCATGCGGTCAAAATGCTCTGGAAAGTCAACTTTAATCTTATTCCAATAGCCCATACCGCCTTTGACACAACCTATGCAATTATTGTTATGGTAACCAAGTTTATACATCGCTGGAAGTTCAATGTTGGCATTTTTAAGCATAGCCAAGCAATCTTCTTTTCCTAAGCCTTTGTCAATCAATGGAGTCCAAATATCAACATCATTATTAGCGTCTATAAAGCGATCTAAGCGGGCTTGCTCCTCTGCGGTATAGCCAAACACTTGACGATCTGTAAGCTGCTCAAAACGCTGTCTAATGCGTTTTTTAAGCTCTCTTGTGCAAGGTGCGCCTTTTGGGGTGCGAATAAAGTTTTTTTCAAATACTTTGTAAATTGAACGCTCGTATTTGTCATTGCCCAATATTTCTATTTTTTGCCCAAACCATTCCTCGCAATCTGCTAAAAATCGCTTATTGTCAGGGTGTTCTTCTTTGACTTCGGTATAAGCAATAATAAGTGGCAATTTGCCAGCATTTTCGGCAATCGCTAACTTGGTAGCTACCGCACTTGCAGCCCCACAACTAAACCAGCAGACTATTCTCATTGAAGTTCGGGCCATATAAGATGCCAGGATTGTGGAAACAAGTCCTTGCGTGTGATTAAACCATGCGACTCCTTTTCAAGAGTTGCCCCTAATACTGCAAAATGTGCTGCTGGAATGTTGTTTTTTCGCCACATTGATACAGCGTGAGGTGAAACTCCTACTAATTTAGCCACTTTTGTAGTACCCCCAAGCAGATCAATAATTGCCGAATCTGTGATTTTTAGCTTCATTCAGGAATCTTACACCATAACTAATTATTTTTGCAAAGGTATTGACAACTTAATCAATTTGCTTACAATCAGGGGTATAGCAACTTCGCTATGTCATTTAAGGGGAATTTAAATGGATGAGTTGTATCAAGTTATGACCGAAATGGAGCAACGCTTGGAAATAGCGTTAGATAACATGGAATACGGCACAGAATTGTCGCAAGATGATGTGGATGTTATTCGTGCTGCTTGTGGAAAACCAAACAACAAGCGTAATAATCTATTGCAATCCGTGTTTGAAGATTTTGGTAAGGTCTTTGGAGGTTCTAATGTCTAAATTTTTAGAACTTCGCAAGATCAACGTCAACGACCATACCGAGCGCAAAGGTCGTTTTACTTATCTTTCTTGGGCGTGGGCCACAGATCAGTTGTTACAAGCTGATCCTACAGCAAGCTGGGATTACAAGTTATTTCAACAGCCTGATGGGTCTTTGTTGCCTTATTGCGCTATTGGCGATACAGGTATGGTGTTTTGCACAGTTCATGCTTTTGGTAAAGCAATGACATCACAACTACCAATCATTAACAATATGAATAAACCGATTGCCAATCCTAATGCAATGGATGTCAATACTGCTATGCAACGCTGTTTAGTCAAAGCGATTGCCTTGCATGGCATTGGTTTGTATATCTACGCTGGTGAGGATTTGCCAGAAGATGAAGCACCAAAACAAGTGAAGTCTAGTCAATCAATGAAGTCTGTAGCAGAAGATATTTTATAAGGGGAAATAGCATGGCATATACACCAAAAGAAGGTTCAGGAAGTTTGTTTAAAAACGAGCGTAAGGCTTCTGATAACCATCCTGACTTTACTGGAACAGTTATGGTCAACGGCAAAGAGCATTATTTATCAGCCTGGACTAAAACATCCACTAAAGGATCAAAGTTTCTTAGCGTATCAATCGGCAAAGAAAAAATCCCACAAGGATTTAAACCAGCAGGATCAGACGAGCTACCAAAGGATGATCCGTTTATAGACGATAGCACCCCGTTCTAAAGGAGAACACCATGCAGAATCAAATTAAGAATCTTATTACCGAAAGTTCCAAGTTAAGTTGGCAACCAGTTGGCGTAGATGAAGAACAGCAACTCATTAGCTTTAAACCTGAAGATTTGCTGTCTGTGATTAAGGCGGTTCTGCACGTTGCTGCCGATATGTGCGAAAACTATTATGATTCAGAGCGTATCATTAACTATGCACAAGGAATTAAATGACTTGCCAAGTATGTAAATTTTTTGTATTCAATCAAAATGATATGATGGGAGCTTGTAAGCTCAATCCTGTGGTTGTTAATAAAATGCCTCAGGACTGGTGCGGTCAAGAGATTCCAAAAGAATATGAAGAACCAGGCATTACAATAACTGTTGCTCCAAAGGCTACAATCGTTGCCCAAGAAACAACATACGATATAAACACGGATGAAGTAAAATCAAAAAGGGGAAGAAAAAATGCAGGAACAAAAGAGTGAAAGTGGTCATTGGTATGATAAAGACGGAAACCCGTTCTATACCATTGAGCGAGCAGATGGCAAAGGGATGCGAAACACCACTTTGCGAGATGCAAAGAAGCTGGGCCTTTTACCGAGCGTTACTACCATTCTCGGTGTGGCGGCAAAGCCTGGACTCCAGAATTGGCTTCAGCAGCAGGCTATCCTTGCAGCCTTAACGTTACCACGCAATGAAGG